CGTAAGTACAACATCGTTTGGATTTTACGATAGTATTAGCAAAGCTAATGCTGGATCGGAGGACCAATGCAGTTTGTGTTTCTTGAGTCGAGTAATGGATTGCGACTCACAAAACACGTTTCCGCCAAGGAAACAAAAAGTTATCCCAACGTCAGAGATGTTTACTCTTTTCACTCTGACATCGAGCCATCGGCCGCAGGGTTGCAAGAGCTAACCTCCCTCATTTTGCAGCACTCGGCCGATGGCCACTGCCTTCTCAAAGGGCCACTCAAAAAAGTACTTACAGGTGAAAGCCGCCGCGGGCAAAGCGACAAGCTTGCCTACAGTGAATACATTGTCCTGGACCTCGATGGCTTGTATGTCGATGGCTACAAACACAAGCCGGATCTCAAAGGTAAGGATATAGAACGCATTGCTAAACTTGTAATGTCCCAGATGCCAGCTGCACTGCAGGATGTATCCTACATCGCACAAGCCAGCAGTAGCATGGGCATGAAAGGTGACCGCGTTTCACTGCACATATACATCGCACTGCAGGTACCGCTGCCGCCTAAGACAGTAAAGTTGTGGTTAAAGCACATCAACCATACAGTCGAAATATTCCGATCGCAGTTAGAGCTGTCGTCGACAGGGCAATCTCTCAAGTACCCGCTTGATTTATCAGTCGCTGACAACAGCAAGCTTATCTTTATTGCACCACCTGACTTTGATGATAAGAAGCTTGACCCGTTCGAAAGCCCTGAAGATAGGATAGTACTTGTAGAAAACGAACATCCGGCCGTGGACCTTGTACCGTTGTTAAACGATGTGAGCCCAGAAGCTGTGTTTACAGACGGTGTAAAAATCAAAGACGAGCTACGTAAAAAAGCAGGGCTCAAACCACGCCAGGCTAAGATCACTACATCGACTATCAACAATGAAGTTGTCGACGTACTCACCAACCCAGACAAAATGTCTATCAACGTTGTCGATACGAGCACGCTGCCGTATGTACGTTGCAACATCAATGGTGGGGATAGCGGCGCTTACTGGTTCAACATCGAAGATCCTACATATATGTACAACTTCAAAGACGAACCTATATTTGAGATCGAGAAAGCGGACCGTGACTTCTATCAGTCAATATTTGAGACATACGAAGCCGAGCTTCAAGAACGTGGCATGTCGCACAGACCAGTTGTACTACGCGACTTTTACACCGATACCTACTACAACGGTCTTTACGATCCAAACAATAACCAGTTTACAGATGACTTCCCCTTAACACCTACGCAAAAAACAAGCATTCAGTCTTTTATGCGTAGCCACGGCCGTCAGGAACCAGAGTTTGTACCAGATGCGCAGGTTGTTTTTGATCCATGCACTGACGCACCAGCTGTTCAGATGGAACAAACACCTTACTACGTGAACATGTACCGTAAGACTGACTACATGTTGAACAGTAGCAAAGCACCTGAACTTACATACGGTACTGCAGCTCAGCTTGCGGATGTTGTCCCGCTAACATACAAGCTCATTCATCACATGCTTGGTTCAGGCGCAGCAGAAACAGAACACTTCATTAACTGGCTTGCGTACATCTATCAAACACGACGTAAGTCAATGACTGCTTGGATATTCACGGGCGTGCCAGGTACCGGCAAAGGTTTATTTGCAAACAAAGTCTTGAAACCGCTCTTTGGCCACGCACATGTACCGATGAAGTCTCTCGAGAATATCGAAGAGCAATTCAATCTCTACATGCGTTCAGCGCTCTTCCTGGTTGTCGACGAGTTCCGTATGACTGATGCACATGGTGGCAGCCTACGTATGGCTGACAAACTAAAGAATCAGATCACCGAACCAACGATGACAATACGTGCAATGCGCGCGAATCAAATCGAATTGCCGTCTTATACAAACTTTATCTTTCTGACTAACCGTCCGGACGCAGTAAAGATTGAACCAGGCGATAGACGTTACAACGTCAGCCCGCGGCAAGAGACAAAACTCGAACAAGCTTTACCTGAAGTTATCGAGGGCATCGATGAACTCGAGAATGAACTACATACATTTGCCGGGGCCCTGGCAGCTTTTACTGTAGATAAACGGATGGCGCGCACTTGTATGAACAACGAAGCAAAAGACGCAATGCGCACAGTAACAATGTCTGTATTTGAAGAGTTCTGTGAAGCGTTGCAACGCGGCAACATTAACTATTTCTTGGATGTATTAGACGTAAGTATCGACGATACATTCAACGCTGCACGCATCATTAGCTCACAACGTTTTGTAAAAGCTTGGATTGCAGACGCTAAAGACCATGGCATGTCCATTGTTCCAGTCGAACATCTGCGTACCGTCTACCACACGCAAACAGAACAAACACCTGCAATCGCAAACCGTGAGTTTCACAAGCGTCTTGATCGCAACGGCTTAAATGTACAACGCAAACGTATGCCGGGCGCTGGTCGTGATGCTACTGGTATTCGTGGAATCGTAGTCAACTGGACCACGGACCACGAACAACTAGACCAGATCATAGATCAACACTTCGATAACAAAGATAAGGTGTTGATTTCTAATAAATAATTATTAGTATCACTAATAAGTTCTAGTTGTTCAGGAGGATACTGTGATCGAACTTACACAAACCGAACGCCCCGACGCCCAGAAACCGCTATCAAAACCTGAAGCGTTTGGGCCAGTAGCAGCATGGTCGTATAGCGCACTCAAAGTATTCGAAGAATGCCCGTACCGTACATACATCTCACGGGTAAAGAAGATACCTGAACCATCCAGTCCAGCTGCAGACCGTGGTTCACAAATACACGACGAAGCAGAAAAGTATGTCGATGGTCGTATCGAAGACTTTCCTGATTCACTAAGTAAATTTGAAAAACAATTCGCTGAGCTGCGTGCAGGTTACCTTGCAGGCACTGTCGAACTCGAAGGTGAATGGGGATTCACCATTGAGTGGGCACCAACCGGATGGCTTAGCAACGATACGTGGGCCCGAATTAAACTCGACGCCTATGTCAAAGAAGATGATACGAGCGCACGTGTCATTGATTACAAAACAGGTAAGCGCTTTGGAAATGAAATAGGTCATTCCCAACAGTGTCTCCTGTATGCAATCGCGGCTTTCATGCGCGATCCAGAATTGCAGTTTGTACAAACAGAACTGTGGTACCTGGATAAAGGTGAGACCGCAACACAATCTTATACCCGCAACGAAGCTATGCAGTTTATGCCCAGCTATCACGAGCGTGGTGTAAAGATGACAACAGAAACGGACTTTGAGCCTCGGCCAAGTTCATCTGCTTGTCGCTGGTGCTCATACCGTAAAGGCGAGTTTCCAGAGTGCCAGTGGGGTGTTGATGTATAGAGAAGATGCATCGACATATTTTCTCCCTCACTGACACACAGGAAGTTTCATCGCAGGTTTTGGGATTTGCCCTGCGGTGAAACAAAACGTCCCCCTGTAAAGGTTTTTGTCTCTTTTCCCCTTACAGGGGGACACATTTCTTTCAACAACTAATGGAGTTTGTAATGCGTAAATACGCACGATACGGCCTGGCTGGCCTTCTGGCTGTTTGCAGTCTTTCTCTGGCACTCGAAATGTTGGTGTTCGCACTAAACGGTTTGCTGGGAATGATTGCTATTACTGCCGTCACTTACTTTTTGTGGAGTTACCTAGATGACGACGCTAGTCAGCAACCTGCTTAAGCTCGCGTACTTCATCTTAGAAGCTGCGCAAATCTATTACCTGATCAAATATTTATGGAGTAAATACAATGTGGATCGCTGGTTTACTGTCCGCTCTCGGACTGTTGTTTCTGATATTTAAGTTCGGCATTCGCCGCGTCGTTTCATACGACATCCCAATCGATGTAGCCGTCACTGGTTTTTTGATGTGGGCGTTTGCCGGTACATACAGCGGCATGATGGCTGCCATGATTGGTGGCTTAGTTGTGTCTGTTGTTTTGTACACACTCAAGCGGACTATCGTCCGTGAAGTACTAGTCTTTGAGAAGCGCGATTACTGGATCGCCAACAAATTCTCAGTACCCGTTCCCACCTATCGGTGGGTTACTGTCAACCCGTAACCTCTGAATGCGTACGCGTACCAAGTACGTGCGGAATGTAAAAACTCCGCACGAGCGTATGCTCATGCCTGGACGAAAGAACGTTAAGCTCGGGCACAGAGTTAATGTAAAAATGTGGAAAGGCTTGCCGCTATACCAGTTCTCATTAGAGGAGCGTGTTACATGCCCGACCACCTGCAATCAGTGGGAGAACTGCTATGGCAACAACATGCCTTTTGCTCACCGCTTCGATCATCAAAGCAAGGATTTTAATGCTTGCCTTGAGTCGTCAGTAGCTGAGCTTGCACGCAAACACCCCAAAGGTTTTGTTGTGCGTTTACACGTACTAGGTGACTTCTACAGCACCGAGTACGTTACATTCTGGGCCTACTTGCTCGTCAAATATCCAATGATGAATGTGTACGGATACACACATCGCTTGCTAAAAAGCGATATTGGTAAACGCTTGCGTTGGCTAAACCATACGTTTCCTTCAAGGTGGCGTATTCGTTTCAGCGACAACTGGCGTGCCAAGTTTTCTGCATGCGTTGTGCACCCGGACGATGAGTATGTACCAAAGAAAAACAAAGAAGTTATCTGCCCTGAACAACTCGGGCAGGTAGACAAATGCGTCAACTGCGGATTGTGCTGGGCACAAGAAGACCGTCGCATTATTTTTCTTGAACATTAATATTAGCTGTACTAATATTCTGAACAGTTAGGATGACTATGCTAGAACCATTTGAACATCAAAAAACTACGTCTCAATTTATCATCGACAACCCCCGTGTGTTGGTCACATCTGACCCAGGCACAGGGAAAACACGTAGTGTTATCGATGCCTACCTAACTCGTACCAAAGGCCGCATGCTTGTATTGGCACCCCTGTCAATCCTTCAAGCATCCTGGGGTGACGACATTGACAAGTTTGCCCCAGGCATTGAGTACGAAGTTGCATACGCTCGTAACCGAGCCAAAGCATTTGAGTCGCAAGCTGAAATCATCATCACCAACCACGATGCTGTGAAATGGCTAGCCAAGAACACTGACGTTCTTGAGGGCTTCAACACGTTGTGTATTGATGAGTTCACTGCGTTCAAGAACAAAGACAGCCAACGCAGTAAAGCTGCACACAAGATTGCTCAGCTATTTGACTACCGCATTGCTATGTCGGGCACGCCAAACAGCAACACAATCTGTGATATCTGGCATCCAACGTTGCTCGTGGACGACGGACAACGGCTCGGACACCGTTTCTATACATTCCGGGCAAACGTATGTACGCCAGTGTTCAATGGTTTTGCCAATGAATGGCGAGACAAACCAGATGCTGAGCTCATGGTTGCTGCTGCAATCAAAGACATCAACATCCGGTACGAGCTTGAGGAATGTTTGGACATGCCCGAACAGTCCTATCACACAATCAAAACCCAGCTGTCAGACGCAATGATGCAAGCTTACAAAGAGCTCGCAGAAGACAACGTGCTCTGGACTGGTGAAGCTACAATCAATGCAGTTCACGCAGGGGCGCTAACTAAAAAGCTTCTGCAACTCTGCACTGGTGCCGTCTACAACGAAGACGGTGAAGTAGTCGGCTTTCATAAAGAAAGATACAACCTCGTTATGGATCTTGTTGAGCAACGTAAGCATTCGCTCGTTGCGTTCAACTGGACCCACGAGCGTGACTATCTTATCGAACAAGCCGAGAAACGTGGCATCAAGTACGGTGTCATTGATGGCAGTGTCTCTGCAAAAGTACGCAAAGACATTGTCGACCGCATGCAGGCTGGGCAACTACAGGTTGTATTTGCTCATCCTCAATCAGCTGGTCACGGTCTCACATTGACGACTGCTACCAGCGTCATCTGGTGTTCACCGACATACAACGCTGAGCACTACCAACAGTTCAACCGTCGTATCTATCGCGCCGGTCAAACCAAACGTACCGAAGTAATCCACATTGCAGCTGAGAACACCTGGGAAACCGATGTGTATGTAAAGCTCAATGGGAAGCTCGGTCGTATGGAGAACCTATTATCAATTCTTAAAGTACTCAATCCAACAAAGGAAGAAGCAGCATGAACCAACCATTACTTACACCTGTTAGAACTATCGATGAACTAATCGACAGAAAAAAGTCAATCAAGTCTCAGATGGAAAAACTAAACAACGAACTTAAAGGTTTGAGAGAGCAAGAGAACAATATCGATCTCGAGCTTCTCAAAAAACTAGATACAGAAGGGCTGAAGAAAACAGCCAACGAAGTTGCTTCTGTATCTATCAAAGAAGAAACAGTCCCAGACGTACACGACTGGGATGCCCTGTATGCACACATCATACAGACAGGGGATTTCTCTCTTATCCAAAGACGTGTTTCGTCAACTGCATACCGTGAGCTTCTCAAACTTGGTGAGAATGTTCCCGGCTTACAGCCACGCGAGATCCGTCGCATCAACTTCCGTTCACTCTAAATATGAAAGGTTAAATGACTATGAGTAACGCACTAGCACTAGCTGAAGATAAAGTACCAGCCCACATTTCGAAAGGCACTGGCCGCGGTAACGAGGAAGTTACTGCGAACCAATTGACCATACCCCGTGTCAAGCTTTTACAAAAAATGTCTGACGAAGTGGACAAACACCACCCGAACTACATTGAAGGCGCCGAGGATGGCCACTTCTTAAATTCTCTTACCAGAGAAATTTATGGTGACGAGATCTACGTCATCAACGTGAAGTTCAAAGACGAATACGTTGTATGGCGTAAGCGCGAAGCAGGTGGTGGGTTACTTGGTAACTATGGTTCTGAAGCAGAAGCTGCAGCAGCAATCAAAGAACAAGATAAACCTGAAGAATACGACATCAACCAAACGCATTCGCACATGATGATGGTAAAAAATCCAGATACTGGTGAGCTCAGCAACCCAGTCATCATGGATTTTGCTGCATCCAAACTGCGTGTATCACGCAACTGGAACAGCCAAATCAGCATCAAAGGTGGTGATCGTTTCGCTGGTCTTTGGAAACTAAAAGCAGTTTCAGTTACAAACAGTGGCGGTAAGTCCTGGATGAACCTCGAAGCTGACTTTGTAGGCTGGGCCCAGAAAGAAGACTACGAAGCAGCTGAAGCTGTGTTCGAGTCTATGGGCTAACGACTAGGAGTTGTGCGGTGAACGAGCATAGTTTTATTAGATCTGTGCACCGTTCACTGCACAACAACGTCACCAAGTGGAAAATCCATGACCGCTACAATGGCGGTGTACCTGACGCTTTCTATATGGGCCCGCAAGGTTCTCTTTGGGCCGAATACAAATACATCAAACAACTCCCCGTACGCGATAAAACTAATCTACGACTTGGCTTGAGCCTTCTTCAAATCGAATGGCTCAATCTTTTATTTGAATACAATCACAATGCTTGCTTGATTGTCGGCGCAGAAGACACAGCTCTCATTTTATTAGAGAAACAATGGACAGCTAATATTAGTAAAAGGTACTATATGGAACATTGCATACCCCGTAAGGAAGTAGCGGGATACATACAATCCATTTGTCTACCGGATCCATACTATGAAAACGAAGGAAAGGCTTCCTGTCGCAGTGACAAACCTACGTAAAATCTGGGACCAAAAAAAGCACGAGATGCAGGTTACTCAAATCGAGGCCGCGGATAAACTCGGCTGGACCCAAGGCGCTTTCAGCCAATATCTTAACGGTATTACCGAACTCGGGCCGTCGGCTGTAGTCAAACTAGCCAACTTTTTAGAAATAGACCCAACGGAAATAGACCCGCAGATATTTGAAAAACTCCCAAACGTGCGAAAAACCAGCGTACGATTTACATTCGATAACGCAACAGACCCCTTAACAGATTCCAGCATTTATGTCCCTTCAAACGCAGGTATATTTCGCATCCAAATCAGACCGGAGTACGTTGGAAAACGGCTAAAAAAAGAATACCCCCACTTTGCAACATGCGAATGTCAGTTAGTTTGCTTTGACCCAAAAAAGTCTGGCCTTTTTCCTCGAGCTACTAACAACGAACTAACGTGGGTTATCCAACGAAAAAAAGAAAAGACATTCGATGTCGTTTACGACACAGATTTACCTGCCTCAAAAGACCTAGCGAAAAAATTTGTACTCCTTGGAGTTGCGTACTATTAACAATGTCTCACATTAGTTCAATGACAGCAGATATTAGCTGTGCAAATATTAGCCACAGTAATGACACGGTGTCATTGCAGAAAGGAAATGGATGACAGATTTGGTCAACAAACCCCCACATTACAACGCAGGCGGCGTTGAATGTATCAAAGCTATCGAAGCGAGTATGTCGCCCGGAGAGTTCAAGGGCTATCTCAAAGGAAACGCCATGAAATACTTATGGCGTTACAACCTAAAAGGTAGTGCTGTCCAAGACCTGGAAAAATGCATCTGGTACGTAACGCGACTTAAGGAGGTTGTCGAACGTGAAACTAGACCAATGGTTACTGGAGAAACACGGACCGTTTATGGACATACAGGAGATAGCTGATCTTTTGCGGATCAAAAAACATTCTGTGTATCAACAAATTTACTTAGGAAAACTTGATATCCCTCATATCAAGCGCGGAAAAAAGTATCTTTTTCCAACACCCGAAGTTTCAAAATATCTTGAAGACAATATACGAGCTACGGTGATTCAAGACTGCGAAGAACATCCGTAGGACGTAACTGCGTATAACGTTTGAGCTGCCCCCAAGTTTTATGACCCGAAATCACAGCGACTTCGGGGATGCTCAATCCCTTCTCAAAAAATCTACTAATCGCTTCATGCCTTAAGTCATGAAACCTCAAATTTTTTACGCCCGCTTTCTGCGTAACCAACGCAAAACGGTCGGAAATAGAGGCGCTCTGCTCGCATAGAGCAAGCCTAGACCCCGACTTTCGGTATTTCATCGCACGAGAGAGCGCGTTTCGAAGGGGTAAATGCATAGGAATTGTCGAAAATTCACGACTTTTGCTGCGTTCCTCCTCTCGATCCCGGACTCTAAGCAGGTTGTTCCCCCAGTCGATATCTTCAAAACGCAGCTTATGAATCTCTTCTTGGCGTAACGAAGAATGCACAGCCACACGTATTACATCCGTAATCCAATGCGTACCTCCAGCACGTAGCAGCCGCTTGTACTCACCTGGCTGTAGTCGTCTATCTCGTTTGTTACTCGCCCCAATAATTTTAAGTTGAGACATCACACCCATAGTCACACGCACCGGATTTTCGGAAAGCTGCAAACCCCACAGCGTCCTGGCCATATCAATCGCTTGTGCAAGATAGGTCAGCTCCTGATTAAGTGTAGATGCAGACACTTTCTCTCTTCGTAAACGGCCGTACTCAAGAATCGTTTCGGCCGTCAACTCTGATACCGGCACATCTGCAAACTGCCTGGCAGTTAAACGAACCGTAGCCAGTTTACTTTTACCAAAAGCTGTATCGCCGCGGTGCATCTCTTGTATGTACCGCTCAACAATTGAGCCGACAGTAGTGGACCGTAGACCACGGACATTGGTCCATGATCCGTTGTCCATGGCCGCTTCTACTTGCGTTGCCCAAGCTCTTGCAGCTGCTTTAGTGGGAAATGTTTTGCGTTCAGCTTCGTAGCCGCGTTTACGAACGATAGCCTGATAGCTACCGCTTCGTTCTCTAATCGTAGCCAAGTGTGCCCTCCGTGTGCCAAGAGCCACATGCTATCTTAGAATTACTCCAAAAAACAACAGCTTACAAAAATGGCGGAGAGAGAGGGATTTTCTCCCTAATCAGTGTCTTTTTCTACTATAATCAGAGGTTTACGTTACATACATCAACACGCAGCACAGTCGTGTGTTGCATAATAATCACGATGTTTGCAGTTATTTTAATCTAAATTGTGCCAATGGCACACTAGCGAATACGCATGTGGTGCTTGGGGCCTAGTTTCTTACGTATGTGAAGACCACGTTTCTTGTGACGGCGACGGTTTGGTTTGCGTGCTTCCCACACTGACATTGTTTTCTTAGCCAAAAGAACTCTGTCCCGACCGAAGCCAGGCCTTTCTTACTCATCTACAACAATGGCTCTAGCGTCTAATTAGTTTTAACAGCCGCCAGAAGATAGGATGTCTTTGTTGACGAAAGTAATCATCCCATCTGCCACCCCAAGCTGGGGCTTTAACTGGGTCTACTGAACGATTAAAAGTCGACCCATCTGCTCCATCGTCGTATCCACCTCGTTGATGTACGACAAGTCGCATGCCGCACTCCTTTAAAAGTTAACGACATAGAACAAATAGCATACAAAAAATATTAGTACAACTAATATCCCAGCTTCTTTTTGGCCTTATCAGAGATCTTTAGGTGGTTACTTCTTTCTGTAGCGGCGCGTCTTTCTCGCAATTTTCTTTGGTTGCTTAGAGTGTTGTTTACCTGCTTTAGTCGCTCGGCGCTTAGCAGCTGTAGTCTTGGCGTATTCTTTGGAAGAAAGAGCCTTAATTGCTTTTTCAGGTAGATAACGTTCACCGGTAGCTTTTGACCCTTGAGTAGAAGGCTTGCCGCTTTTGGTCCGCCATTTTTGTTTCGTCCATTTACGTAAGCTTTTCTGTGATTTGCGGAGTGCCATAGGTTTTTCTTTCTCAATCTCTGTATCCGCCGCCGGCCTTCTTATAGGCAGCAGCTAACATCTGAGCTTTCCTAGCACTCCACTGACCAGGCCGTCCCCCTTTACCACCAGCTTTGATACGTTCAAAAAGCCGTTTACGCATAGTAGGTTTTGTATAATTACCGGCCTCGTTAACACGAGACTTTGATTTTGCCTTCGGTTTACGAGCCTTCGTCCGTGATTTAGTAGTCTTGTTTACCATGCTATCCTCTCAAACTGATGGCAAGAATCACCCCAACAATTACAAACATTACGATCCCGCCAACAACCAAACCGACAATTTTTGCCGCCTCCTGAAATTCTTCCTTACGTCTACGAGCAGCAGCCTTCTGTTCTTTAATTTTTTGTTTTTCATCCTGCAAACGCTTTGCTCGCTCGTTAACAATCTGGCGCCATGTTCCGTAACCGAACCTGTTGTCGATTAATATAGACATCTCTTCCATTTTTTCCTGGGCCAGCTTGGCGTCTATGACGCTGTGAGCTACGTCTTTGGTTTGACCTAGCACGGACTTGCCCCCAAACCTTTCCTTCTGAACTTGTTTCTCGCCAGCAAACAAACCGTCGATCGCGCCAGCAATGTCGCGTATGTCGTTAGCTGTACTAATATTGCTTTTTATAAATTCCACTGATTTTTGCACCAAAGCCATCCCTGCCAGGCCGGTACTTATCGGGTCCACTTATCATTTCTTCCTTTTGTGAGTTGTTTGAATTTCAAAAGCTGCACGTAACGTAGCACCAGGATGGGGTTTGTACCCACCTGGAGGGTTTTTCATCAGCTTGAAGCCCTTGCCAGACTTCATCCAATGAAAACCTTTTGGCGCGGTTACTGTTTTTCTAGTAGCCATAGCGCTTCACCGGCTTCTTTTTCTTTTTCGTTGACTTCTTTTTCATAGGTTTCTTGTGATACGCCATTACTTCATACCTTTCTTACTAGACACGTAGCCTTTGTTAGGCTTGCGTTTTTCCATCCGAATCTTTTTGGTGTTCGGTTGATTCAATGTACATTTTTTACCTTTGTGCATGATTAGCTCCACTAATACTACGATGGACGAGTAGGCCAATCGGTCTCTTCTAAATTAGGCCAATTAGCATGATTTGTTAAGTCCCTAAGTGCTTGACGATACGTCGCCCATTCAGCTTTTTTTACATCCGTAAGCGGACCATCCGCTACTTGTGTCCAGTCAGTAGCTTGCAACAATTCATTACGGCGCTCTACCAAAGGCCTATCAACATTTACCGCACCTAAATCTTCGGCTACGCCGTCAACAATACGGGTAGTGCCTGGGTTATGGCGCGCATTTACGTACGCCTGACCAGTTTCAACTACTCGTTGTACGTCAGCTTCGCTATCGGCGCTACCTGTCTGCATCACAATGCCAGTAGCTGTATCATATATTGAATACTCATAAATCATTTGAATAAAATCCAATAATTAGAAACTACTTCAACTGCCTGAGAGCTAGAAGTTGGGAGAGAAATATCGTGTGTAGCGGTATATACCGACAAGTAATAAGTTGTGTTTTTAGACAGCGTTACTTCCCCAGATATAAAAAACTGATTCAAAGACGCCGTTCCAAATGCAACGCGTATTTCATTAAGAATACTGCCTGACGCAGTAGCTGAAGAGCTAGTGCCTAGCGTCATAACTACATAGCCTATATTTTGCCCAAACTGAACTAAAGTTCCAAAAAATTGAACGTTTACTTGAAAAACGTAATTAGGGTTTGGGCCGGTATAGTTTGGCGTAGTAAAACTATGGAATTGTGCACGAGGCATGTTTATACCGGACCCTGATGGAGCGGTTTGATATGGCAAAGCAGCTACATATTGGTTAACACTAAAGGGAGATCCTATCATATTACCAATTTGCTGCTGCGATCGTGTTAAAGTCGATTTTACTGTTTTAATAGACCCGATCGTGCCACCGGCCGCTTTGTCATACACAACAATCGAACCGTCGGTAATTCTGTTAACATTCAAAGAACCAGCATTAATTTTTCCAGCGTTGAGATCGTTAATTTTTGCGTTTGTGATCGCCGCGTCTGCAATTTTTGCACTATCAACTGCCGCGTTCGCAATTTGTGCGGTGCCAATCGCTGCGTTTGCAATAATGCCTGATGCCGCAGTAATTGAATTAGCCTGCATTTTCGGTGTCGAAATACTATCGTCGGCAATTTTAGTTTCAGTTATCGCATCATCAGCTATATCAATAGACGTAATACTTACGGTTGAGGCAACAGTCCCTGCACTATCATTAAACGGACCAGTCACACCGGAATCAGATACATGACGAATCCAATAATAGTGTGTGCTACCTGACGATACGTTATCTGAGTAAACCAAGCCGGTAGTTACACCGATCAATTGTGCGGTAGTAATATTGTCAGATGAATTTCTGTGGATTTCTGTAAGAGAATGATTGCCGTACTTCAACCTTGGATTGTCAAACTCAACAACAATCTTCGTAAAACCCCCAGCAGCAGAAAGCCCTGTTGGGGGAGGTGGAGTATTTAAGGCAGGTGGGCTTGGCTCAAAACCAATGTTTACCTGTGTTATGTTGTTAGGATCAAACGGAGCTGCTTTAAGTTCTTTAGCTAGTCCAGATTCAAACAATTCACGGAGCGTTACTGCCCGGTCTTTAGGGTCTCCTCGCACACCAGCCCTAACCTCAGAAACCTCTTTCATTGCCTCAAGGTATGCTCTCAACTCCGGTGAAAGGTCGCCAGGTACTGGTGGTATCGCAGGAAGAGGATTTTGACTGGTCACGACTCTCTCAACTCATCAATAGAAGTTGCAAGAGACACTTCGTTAACTTTATAGTTACCGTATACCTCTATTTGCCATTCCTTACCTACAACCGAAGGTAAACGAACAATTGGCTCTTGTACGTAGTGCGTTGAAGTTGTGGTCTGCCCAAAACTATTTGTTCTTGTATAAAGAACAGAGTATTCACCTAAAAAGGCGTTGTTTATTTCATTAATTACATAAGTTGCTATAACAGAGCCATCAGCAAATATTTTAACGCTAGTAGCACCGGCATCATATTCAGCATCAACATGCACCCAGCTAAAGCTCGCGGGTCTTGCTAGATTAAAAACCTTTGACCGAAACGTAAAAACGTTTGGCGTCGTCCCACCCTGGTATTTCTTTATTTGATTGCCTTGGATGAAATATAAAAGGCCATCCTTCTTATCCTCAAAACCACCTCGTACTTCTGGTGCGCTCACAGTTAAAGTAGATAATGCAGCTTCTCCTGCACGAGGGTCATACACCCAACCCCGATAAACACCGCTGTTGTTGTAAAACGCAACATAAGTATTTTCGTGGCGAAACGCCCTAAGTGACGTTTCTCCTGCGCCAAAAGCAGGCTCAATCGTAGTCGTTGTATTTGCAACCCATTGTTTTGGGGTTATTAAACCTTTAGTCACAAGCTGAGCGGAGTTGCCGCTAATAGCGACAAGACCGTCAGGACTGGCGTACAAAACATATTCTCCCATGTCCACAATCGAGCTCTTATTAATGCAAGACTGCTGTATATCTAACTTGATTGCTGACATAGCAGAAGGGTGGTTACCCGTTACAAAGTACGGACGGCCTTCGGTCATTACCGCTACACCGTTCCCAGACGGGGCGATTCCCACAATGTCATCATCTAACGTAAGTCGATAGCCAACAGGCCACGCATGCGGTAAGAACGGCTCGCTAAAACATAAACGATTGCCGGTAAACCCAGCCATGATTCCATTTGATAAGTTAATCAATCCAAGCATCGGACCAGACGGGTATAAACTAGTATCCTCATCTGGCGGACCTATCCAAGTAGCGCTTGGCAAAACTTCGCCTAACTCATCGCCATCTTTAGTATCAGTGTGTGTAGTCGTACCAATAGGGACTTCAGCCACAAACTGAAACTGCGTATTTGTTGAACCGGTATTTGAACGATAAATTCGACGTAACGCGCCCGTGCCAAAATTATAGTTACCAGAGGGTGCGGCGCCCATATTAAGAGCAACAGATTCAGTATCTGTAAGAACTATTGGAGTACTCGCGGGACTTGGTGGGCCTTCTTCACCGATTGCTGATACAAAAGTAAAAACGTAAGAAACGTCAAATGGTGTTTGTGTATCATCGGCTGTACCAGACTTTACAACCGTAGGCGCAGCTGATGGTGCTGGAATACCTAGTTTATAAGAAATATTTGGGTATGTGGAAGACCCTGAAATCATAGACGCGCTAGTTCCAACGCGTGGATAGTCTTCACCTGTCCAATACAAACGATCGAATGCATCGTTTGGCACAGGGCCTTTTGCTACATCAACTTGCTCTTCCCACTGCAACCAATTAGTGTGGTTATAGTAGTAAATAGACTGCTTTGTAGAGCTACCTAGAGTTAAAACATTGCTATCGGTTGTAGTAGGAA